CCAAACACTGAATTTCTGACGGCGTCAGTGGCAGGAATACCTGCACCACCAGCGCCATCCGTAACAGCTGAAGCTGCACCAGCTGCACCAACGGTGCTTACCGGATTGTAAGCCATAGCACGAATCTGCTCAACCACTTCAGGTGAAACCAGAAGATCAGTCAAGGCCTTACGGGCACCAGCAGGTGTACCACCGGACCATGAAGCATTAACTCTCTTCATCTTGGTGAACAACTTGTTCAAGTCGTCAATCAAGAAACGGTTAGCCTGAGCAGTCCTAAACACGTTACGGTTTTTAGCACCAAATGCCGCATTACCGTTTGTCGCGTTCGCTAGAGCTGTCATCAAGAGGTTGGAGGATGTTCTTTCCTGTTTAAGGAGAACTTCCTGTGCCACCCGAGTAAAAGTTTTACCAATCACATCAAGTCTAGAGCGGGAAGCGTACTTTCTGTCGAAAGACACCGCGCTATCCAAGTTATAAGTAGCGAACTTCAATTCGGAGGCTGTGGGTTGAATGTAGTTGGTCGGAAGACCCCCGGCCACAGATTGACTGTAGACCCGAATGTAATCCTCATCAAAAACATCGTAATACAAATCCAACGGAATAGAAGGATTGTCGTCTGCGTTATACTCTAACGCGGTGAACAGATTGCTGATAGTCGGAGCATTATTGATAACCTCGGCCAAAACCGGACCAATAAACTCGGCTAACGCAATTTGAGCAGCGTAAGCGGTTTCTCTGTTACGAGAAGCCATTGCTTTCACCAGTTCCACTTGCTCATCGGTTCTTTTTAATGTAATTTTCATTATATTATATTAATTCCTTTCTAANTTAAGGGTTATGCAACATCCAATGAGCTGCTACAGTCTAACTGAATCAACGCGTACTGTGCAGTACCCGTACCAGCGAATACGTCCGACTGACCGTTCTGAGAGGTTCTATTGCCAGTCGCCAAAACGTGACCAACAATAGCAGCCGTCAGATCAACCAGTCCCTCCTTAGTATAGCCGGTCAATTTGCCCGGATTGTCGGGAGAAATCCCAACAACATTACCCGGAACAACAGAACTGCCTACAAGTTCGTAAGCTGACTCGTCAAAGGTAAATAAGCCCCTCGTCGCGACCGGGCAAGCCTGACCGCTAAGAACCGCCTGTAATTCATCCTTCTTGACTGGATTGTAGAGAAGTTTTTCTCCATTCTCGTCGTTCTTAATCGTTTGATTAAGAGTGACGCCTAAAACCGCGGCTCCAGTAGTAGCAGCGACAAATCGTAAAGGCACCGTCGGATACTTGTCAGCACCCAAAAACGGATAATCGGTTTTACCCAAGTAATCACTTCCGATAAGATCGAAAGTATCTTGGTTCATATTACCGCTCAATACCTTTACCATTACGCCGTTACTACCGTTTCCGTTGCTTGACGGATTGTCGTCTACAACCTGATTTGCAAACAGGTTGACGACATCCGTTTCGTTATATTGCCTAAATGGGTATAATCTAAGTGCCATAGTAGTTTTTAGTGTTAATAGGTTATTGAAATATTTTCAGTATTAAAAGCCTTCCTGAACTGATCGCTCAAGGAGTCTTCCGTGGAAGAAGCTTCGTTGTTGTTAGCAATGCTAGAGTGTGGTACTTCAACATTGTCAACTACATCTTCAACGCCTTCATCAGTTGCAGCAGCGGCCTCTGTAACGACAGCGCGCACCTCTTGCGAAGTGGTGGCCAAGCGTTTTTCAAGCTCCTCCTGAACCTTTGCCTCAAATTGCTTTTCCTGCTCCACTTTAAAAGCTTTACTTTTATGTTGAAGCAACGATGACAATTTAGATTGATAATCTTCAAAAGCGGCGTCCGAAGCCTCAAGGATCTTCACCTCATTCGCCAAGACAGTCCTGTCTTGATCCGAAAGATCGTAAAGCTCATCGATAGCTTCCATCCGACTATTGAATAACTGTTCTGCCGCAGCAGTGCTGATGGAAGATTCTAGCGAATTAATTTTTTCGTCAGCTTCTTCCANCTTCTTCTGAAGCTCTTCGATCGAAGATTTAGCTTCNGTCGCATCCTTCTCAGCCTGAGCCTTTGCAGCCTCAGCGGCTCCTCTTTCAGCATTCCAAGCCTCGTCTTTCTCACGAATCTTATCGATAACATGAGATGCAACACTGGCTACAGCCTCCTGAGTGAATTCAGCATTGTCCGCTAACTTCGAATCGAGCATCTTCTCGAACTCGGTTTTGAACTCTGTAATATCCATAGTATTAGTATTTTTTACATTATTTATTCCACTTTGTGAAATTTTTAAAATATTATTTTTAAAATTCTTTTCTTCTTCTTGGGCATCTCGGTGATCATTTACCTCTAAATCAATATTTTTCTGCACAATCAAACCACTTACCTCTGCAGCCGGATTGGTGGTAAAACCAATCCCCAAAGGAAAAACATCTCCAACCACTAGTCTATAAATGGGGGTGCCATCCTTTAATGTACCGGCCCCCTCAAAAGCTTTCAAATGATGCTTCATTTCGTTAATGTGGGTGGGGTCAGTGATAATTTCAGCGTCTTTTAGGTTTTTGGATCCCACAGCTAAAACAAAATCATTAAATCCTAGCTCCCAGCTGGCTGAAATTTGTTTAAAATAATCACTATCTTCGTCACTAGACTGCAACAATACATCTGCAAAATCCTTATTTACAGTCTTATAAATAACAGCCGCCAAAGATATATAATAAGGGTCTTTAGTGGCAAGAGCGGCTGCATTTCCTATAATTTTATTTTTGTCTGCGTCCGTAAACCCTGCATTAACAATATGCCCCACCACTTTTTGTTTCTTATGCTCTATATTGGTGGGTTTGTTCACAAAATATTCTATAAGGTCAACAGCTGTCTCCGAATCAATACCATCTCCATTTCTATTGAATTTATTAACGACAGCAGCATTAAAAGCAGCCCCAACCAAATCAATATTTCTCTCTAAATCTATTGATTTGGGTATAAGTGGACGAAGATTCTCTAAAGAGGCTAAACTTATATTAAGCTCGTTTTCCAGATCGGTTGTCGCATAAATATCAAAACTATACTTTGTTTTATATTTGAAGTTATCCGCCATATGCATAAACAAATTACACTTAATTATTTAGCGAGAGAATTTTTTCTACTATGGTACAAAATCGCCGCTGCGTAATCGTCCAACTCGTGCGCCGTACTGACGTCTAAAACTTGTGGCATCGGAGACAGTTTCGTCAGTTTTTGGGGGTCGCTTAAGCATTCTTTGCCAATCTTCAACCAATCCTTTCTTTCTTTAGCCACAACCACCGATTCGCATACCCTTTCCAACATTTCCTTCTGGTTTTTATTCAGCCGCTTTTTCTTAAATACCTTTTTCGCTTCAGCAGTAATAGAGACATAAAGCTGGTCGGCATTATCCACTGTCTCCTTTATGTTTTTAAGCGAGTAGGTGGCTTTATTGAAAGTTTTAGCTCCCGGTGGCCTTCCCGGACGCCCAGCGCTCTTGGCCGCATCCTTATTCCCTTCATATTGCCGACGTTTCTCTAAAAGCTTTGCGCCTTCCGGATGTCGAATTTCTTCTATTTCCTCCTCCTCCTCGAAGTCCATAGGAACCGGTGTCCCACCTACAATAGGATTGTAATATCCTTTTTGACGATCCTCCACAAACTTCTCTTGAGCCTCGTCGAGTTCCTNCGGGGTAGGGAACACCCCTGTTTCAATAACCTTGATTCCTTCGTTCGGCGGTAATACACCCAACTCCATCATGCGAGTAATAACTCTTTGCACTTGAGTTTGGTCTTGCAGGTCAATGGTCTCAAATTTAGCCGTTGGCGTACTTTTGAAGCCGTAATTTTTACAAAGTTGTTTTATCTCCGGCTGCAAAAAGGTGTTTAAAAAGGCGTCGCGAGACTCCTTAAGTCTCTGTAAAAACATTTGGGCTTTAACTTCTGTGCTTGCAAATTTTTCTTGATTCAGAATAATGTTCTGTAATCCTTCTTTAATATCTTGGTTGACCACTTCGTATTTTGCGGGACCAATAACTCTTTGAATATCAGGAATGATAAATTCCGCCTTAGTTGTATAATCGCTCACAAGAATGCGTCCCACGCTTTGGTTTTGAAAAAGAGACTGCATAGCTCTTATATTCCGGGGGTTAACTCCCCCTTTGTCCGGCGTCGTCCCCATGGTGATCATAAGAACCACATTTTCTATAGTACGACAAATGGATTGATCAATTTTTTTCATTTCCATCTTAAACTCTATATCGTCTAAAACCGGAAAACCAAAAGGAATGGCAAATGGTTCGTAGTCCTGCTTCTTATAAAAAGCATACTTTAGTCTTTTGGGGTCAAGGTCCACCCTCAATCCGCTCATTGACCAAGAATCATTCTTGATTTTCCTTTGGATATCAGGATCTAACGCTTCGTATAACTCTACATCTTCGTCTGTCTTAGGGTTCTTAAGTCTTTCTGCTTCGTACTCACTTAACACTTTCGCATATAGCCCTATATCAAAAGAGGTAGCACGTTTAGCCACTATGTCAAAAGGATTTAAAAGTATATAACGAACTGGCAACTTATTAGTCTTCAAGCTTAACCCCAAATTTCTTACTTTAGAAAAATCTTCAACATTTATTTTACCCTCAATGGTGTACAAAAACACATTGCCACTTCTATAAAACTCTCTAAAAAACTGATCCTTTAAATTCCAAATTTTAATTTTCTTCAACCACGCATTAACAAAGGCCCTAGACTTCGCGTTTCCCCCTTCAAGGTACATGGTCGAATTAGCAAAATCAGCCATCATATCAATAGCGTTTCTAAAGACCGCTATATTGCAATAAGCCTTTTGGGCAAGCTCTATAGCGTCTCGAACATTAACTCCATCTAAAGCGTATTCATAGGGCAACATTCCTGCCCGAATGTTGGCGTACTTAAACAGCTTTGGGGCAATAGCAATGTTATTGCGACGAGTGCCCGTGCTCGCACTAGGCCCTCCTGCACGAGCATACGCCTTAGACTCATAATTATAAAAAGACTCCCCTATCAGCTCTGGTTTATAATTAGGCATAGTACCTCCTTGGGTATACGAGAACTCTTCAGCTCTTCGCTCCTCTTGGGCTTTGAACTTATTCCAATAATCTGATCTTTTGGTATATCTTCTTTTTTCGGCCATGTTAAAAATAAATTACACTTAAAGTTAATAAAGTGACTTTGAAAGTTACTATTCCTCTACATTATAAACTCTGGGACAAAGGTTTCTATAACATCTTCAACCTTGTGCTCTTGAGCGTCCAAATAGACTTTGGCCATCCAATTGGCCAAAACAAGAGCTGAATAAGAGTCTTTGCGCGCTTTATCTGGCCCTGTTTGCCTGCGTAAATTAGGAGGTAAATCAAAGGTTTGAGTTCCCTGTGCTGTGGTGGTTATTTGTATTAAAGCACATTCGTTTTTAGTAAGGTCAATCATATCAGATTGATGCTCTATGAAATCAATCATTTTAGCAGCTGGGCTTTGCTTTAATTCTTCAGCTGCACGTAAAAACTTGATATCTGCTATAGGAATATTTTTGCGTCTTTGCCTCATATAAGAATCGTCTATGGCCCGACTCCCAAAATACAACCTATGATGATCAAAATTAGCTTGCAATAATTCGTTAGCTTGTCTTATCCAATTACTCGTAGGCTTTCTTAGAATTACGTGCTTATGCTTGTCCTTGTCATACTGCTGCTTGTAAGATTTTAAATCGTTTTGATATTCTTCGGGTTTGTCAAGTCCCACTTCAATGGTTTGGAGTTTAATTTTTTTTCGTTTAAAGGCCTCACTTTCGTTACACGCTTGCATAAACTGCACTCCCCCATTATAGTCTCCACATATTGCCACGACGTTGAAGTTATCCAAACAAAACAAAAAATAATTTATGTGATT